TTCTCTTCCTGCATGCAAAATCGTTCGCATTTTTCCTCCATCACAACCAACAACTTCTGCAATTCATCTTCAGTATAATTGTTGAAAGTCCCTGTCCAATAAATGGACGCTGAGACTCTTTTTTTGGAGCCAATCGAGACATCATCGATTCCGACCTGTTCACCACTTTTTGCTTTCGGCATGGTGGACTTGCGAGATAGCTTAGTATTACCCAGCTATCGAGCCAATGGAGCCAATATATATTATGCAAGAATTTTTTTTGTGCGACATTAATTAACTGGCAAGAAGACAGACATAGGAAACAGTCATGGCCCGAACCAAGACTCCCAAGAAGCGCACCTCGACAAGACGTGCGATTACGAAGCGCCGTAACTACCGCGCACGACGTAAATCCAAAAGGAATATGTCTGACCCGACAACCTGGGTTGGGTTCCCCAAGAATAAGGTTGTACGAATGCGTTACGTGCAATACAAGCAAGTCGACCTGACCAACTCTGAAACAGGAGGTTACGATGGTTTTTACATGTCAGCTAACGGCATTCACGACCCAGACACCGCTACAGGTGGCCATCAACCTATGGGCCACGACCAATGGGCCCTTTTCTACAACGCATACACAGTCATTGGTTCAAAGATCAAATGCACTTATGCTTCAAGAGACAATGTGGTTGCACAACCTATCATTGTCGGAATTTCATTGGAAGATGACACCACATCAGGTGCAACAAACGTATCTACAATACAAGAGTATGGAGGTGCAAAATACAAGATGTTCCAAGGATACACATCAATGTCAACACGAACAGTATCAGCTAACTTTAGCGCAAAGAAGTTCTTCAACTGCAAAGACATCCTAGATGAACGAGCACAATATGGAGCACAGTTCGGAGCACAGCCACCCGGTGGAGCGTTTTACCGCGTCTTTGCTTGCACTGCAGATGGTACTTCTGCTATCGGACCTGCCGGAGACGTTATCATCGGAGTCAACGTCGAAATTGAGTATTTGGTTGCCCTTATGGAACCAAAGGAGCTTCCCCAGAGCTAGTACTCTCCCCGAGAGTGATAGGAGGGGGGGTTTGGGGGTCTCCCCCATATGTATCATTTGTTTCAATATGTACCACATGCCATCTATCGCTACTTAGGTTTTCTAGAATAGGAGGATAATTAGCAAACACAAGTACATGTGGAGAAGGAATCTTAACCATACCACTTTCATATTTCCCATTAAAGAAAATACCATTTTTGATACACTCAAGACCAATGTAAGAAACGTTGTTTTTTTGATATCGTGGAACATCCAAAATACAAATGTCAGGTTTCTCTTTCACACTTGCAACAGCGTACATCATGTCAGCTGTTTTGCCATTCACTAACAAAGCATCATGCTTAACGACAAGGTATTTACAAAGAGACGTCTTTCCAACATTCCCTTTGTCTTCCCAAAACCAATGAATGGTTCTTTCATCGGGTTCACCTTTAATGATGTCAACAACTTCTAGTTGCCATCCATACGGTTCAATCACCTTAATCTCACGAGGTTGTCGACAACCTTTGAACCACTGACGACCAACACGCGAATCTGCTTTACAGCAGTATTCCCAACCAGCCCACATTTTGGACTTCTCCCAATGTATCTTTGGTTGTTTGAAACATTCAACAGGACGGTTCTTAGTCTTGAACTGAATCTTTAACTGCAGATGAGGAGTTTCAACCTTCTCTTCCTGCATGCAAAATCGTTCGCATTTTTCCTCCATCACAACCAACAACTTCTGCAATTCATCCTCAGTATAATTGTTGAAAGTCCCTGTCCAATAAATGGACGCGGAGACTCTTTTTTTGGAGCCAATCGAGACATCATCGATTCCGACCTTTTCACCACTTTTTGCTTTAGGCATGGTGGACTTGCGAGATAGCTTAGTATTACCCAGCTATCGAGCCAATGGAGCCAATATATATTATGCAAGAATTTTTTTTGTGCGACATTAATTAACTGGCAAGAAGACAGACATAGGAAACAGTCATGGCCCGAACCAAGACTCCCAAGAAGCGCACCTCGACAAGACGTGCGATTACGAAGCGCCGTAACTACCGCGCACGACGTAAATCCAAAAGGAATATGTCTGACCCGACAACCTGGGTTGGGTTCCCCAAGAATAAGGTTGTACGAATGCGTTACGTGCAATACAAGCAAGTCGACCTGACCAACTCTGAAACAGGAGGTTACGATGGTTTCTACATGTCAGCTAACGGCATTCACGACCCAGACACCGCTACAGGTGGCCATCAACCTATGGGCCACGACCAATGGGCCCTTTTCTACAACGCATACACAGTCATTGGTTCAAAGATCAAATGCACTTATGCTTCAAGAGACAATGTGGTTGCACAACCTATCATTGTCGGAATTTCATTGGAAGATGACACCACATCAGGTGCAACAAACGTATCTACAATACAAGAGTATGGAGGTGCAAAATACAAGATGTTCCAAGGATACACATCAATGTCAACACGAACAGTATCAGCTAACTTTAGCGCAAAGAAGTTCTTCAACTGCAAAGACATCCTAGATGAACGAGCACAATATGGAGCACAGTTCGGAGCACAGCCACCCGGTGGAGCGTTTTACCGCGTCTTTGCGTGCACTGCAGATGGTACTTCTGCTATCGGACCTGCCGGAGACGTCATCATCGGAGTCAACGTCGAAATTGAGTATTTGGTTGCCCTTATGGAACCAAAGGAGCTTCCCCAGAGCTAGTACTCTCCCCGAGAGTGATAGGAGGGGGGGTTTGGGGGTCTCCCCCATATGTATCATTTGTTTCAATATGTACTACATGCCATCTATCGCTACTTAGGTTTTCTAGAATAGGAGCATAATTAGCAAACACAAGTACATGTGGAGAAGGAATCTTAACCATACCACTTTCATATTTCCCATTAAAGAAAATACCATTTTTAATACTTTCAAGGCCAATGTAAGAAACGTCATTTTTTTGATATCGTGGAACATCCAAAATGCAAATGTCAGGTTTCTCTTTCACACTTGCAACAGCGTACATCATGTCAGCTGCCTTGCCACCCACTAACAAAGCATCATGTTTAACGACAAGGTATTTGCAAAGAGACGTCTTGCCAACATTCCCCTTGTTTTCCCAAAACCAATGAATAGTTCTTTCATCGGGTTCACCCTTAATGATGTCAACAACCTCTAGTTGCCATCCATACGGTTCAATCACCTTAATCTCACGAGGTTGTCGACAACCCTTGAACCACTGACGTCCAACACGCGAATCTGCTTTACAGCAGTATTCCCAACCAGCCCACATTTTGGACTTTTCCCAATGTATCTTTGGTTGTCTGAAGCATTCAACAGGACGGTTCTTAGTCTTGAACTGAATCTTCAACTGCAGATGAGGAGTTTCAACCTTCTCTTCCTGCATGCAAAATCGTTCGCATTTTTCCTCCATCACAACCAACAACTTCTGCAATTCATCTTCAGTATAATTGTTGAAAGTCCCTGTCCAATAAATGGACGCTGAGACTCTTTTTTTGGAGCCAATCGAGACATCATCGATTCCGACCTGTTCACCACTTTTTGCTTTCGGCATGGTGGACTTGCGAGATAGCTTAGTATTACCCAGCTATCGAGCCAATGGAGCCAATATATATTATGCAAGAATTTTTTTTGTGCGACATTAATTAACTGGCAAGAAGACAGACATAG